CTTCCCGGCTGATTTGGCCAAGTTCACACAAGCATCGTGACGGTAGCGAAGTTGCTCTTCAAACTCCGTCCGTCTGTGTTCGGGTACGTCGTCCAGGTCGACCGCGTTGAACTCGGACAGAAGAGTGCTCCGCGCGCCTTCCGGTGCGTATTTAAGCTCTTGGTACGCTGTGAGTAGCGCAGGTACGTCTTCCCAAGCCATCGCCTTACTCTCCTAGTCCAGCTTTCCGCATGACCTCGTCAAGCGGTTGCGTTACGTCCATCGTTCCGAGTAGCAAATCCCCGCACAGCTTCGCGATCATCGCGGCCTCCGCGCGGTCTACGCGCTTGCCCCCTTTGGGTCCTCGGAAGTCGTCTCTGTTCTCCGGGAAGAGCTCGTCGGCCCTTTTAATAATCGCAGTACCGTCCGCCTGGGACTTCCCCGGCACGTTTAGTTGCTGTTTCCAGAACGCGGGCAGCACGTTTTCGATAGGTATGCCGCTGTAGAAAGCTCCGGAGTAAACGAGCGCGGTACTGTAGCCGAACATGAAGGCGGACACGCCCCCGTCCTTTGGCCGTGCGCCCACCTCTTCGATGCCGACGAGCTGGACGCCGAGCAAATCGAACGTTTCGTATATCTTGGCGACGCCGAGGAGGTCGACGCGCTTGCGGTTTTTCCGGCCAACACGTTGGTACCATATGGGCATGTCTTCGATAAAGACGATCTTGCGTGTCTCGGTGCAGTACACCGCGAACGCTCCGGAGCTCCCCGGATCGACACCTCCGACCATGGCCATCAGTGCATCACAACGGGCTCAGCCCGCGCTACGATCTCGGAAATTATGACGTGGACGTAGTGCCGTCCTGGTTCGTCAGGCGACTTGTCCGGGTCGCACTTGTATCGAGCGTAGGCGATGGCGAGCGGCAGCTTGACTTTGTCGGACAGCTTCTCCATCGCGTTTAGGATAGGGTCCTGCAGAGACGCGGGCCAGTCTTCGAACGGGACGTCCATAGCGCCCGTGATGGAGAGCGTCATTTCCCAGGTCCGGATAGGTCCCGGCTCCTGTACAAGTGCGTTCTTCATCGCCGTAGCCTCCGTATCATCGCCAAGGTCTCTGCGGTCCGAGCCGCCCTTTTAGCACGAGACGACTGCATGTGTCTCTGCAGCTCTTGTTGCGCAGCCAGCATTTCGCCTAGTCTCTGGTTGACATACTGTGATATCGCCCACCAAGTGTCCTCTGCCGGGGTCCCTGCGATCTCGTAGTAAGGGCGCATCAAGGGTACGATCTGGTCCGAGTATGACACGCCTGCACCCTTGGCCAGCATGCGAGGTGAGACGTCAAGAGCATAGCACACTCGCATCAGGAACGTATCTTCAGGTTCTGGCGGGCGGTTCATGCGGCGTATCCCAGGCTCTAGTTTTCGCTCCGCCCGCACAGGCACTCCCACTTATCGTACTCGTTTTTGAAGCAGTGCGTTGACCGGCACGGCAGGCTCTGGCAATTGACCGCCATATCAGCCGCCGCTCTCATCTTATCGTCGTGTTCGGCAGAGACCACGAGGGGCGCTTCGGGTTGAAGGGTCGCAGCGGGGTCCTCCTCGTCAGGAGGGGGCCGTCCGAACTTGGCGTACTGGTCTTTAACACGGTCGCTAGTCATAACGGTACCCTCCCATCCTCGGGTGTTAGATGATCTCCGCAGCCTCCGAGCCGTCCAGCACGGCCACAGCGGCCAGGAGGCGGTTGGCGCGCTTTACGATCTCGTCGCGGACGAGAGCGGCCTCGTCCGGCGTCGGTGTCCACGGGTGCTTGCCTCCGCACCACTTCGTGTAGGTCGTCCGAGAAACGCCCATGGCCTCCGCCATAACGGTGTCTTTCACCCCGCAGTCCTTGAGCGCCATCAGCACCTCCGCGTCAACGGCGTCTTCGCCAGCCTCGTCCGGGGCCGCAGGTTTCGAAGCGGTTTTCTTCGCGTTGCCCTTGGGCGGGGAGTACGCAGAAACCTTTTCGACGATCTCGTTCGGGTAGTCGTCCGTATCCGCGTCGAGCATGCCGAGCTGCAGCACTTGCGCGTCTTCCAGTTTCAAGCCGATGCGGTCCGCAGCGCTTGCGCACAAAATTTCGTCGCTCTCGGTCAGAACTTCGTTGATGTCGTCATAAACGGCGAGCACGTCGAAGCCTTTACCAAGGTGGTTGAACATTTTTGCGATCACGGGTTCGAGAGATGTATCGGCCAAGGGGTTTTCTCCTGCAGTTTCGTTGTCAAGGGCGTCCTGTAGATCGCCTGCGGTTACGGCGGCGCTCGCCAGGACCTGCGCGGGCTTTTTGCCAAACGTCAGGTTCTTAAAGCACTCTTTACCTGCTTTCTCGCAGAGCGTGTGAAGGCGTTTTCGTGCGTCTTCGCCTTCGGTAGTCGGGTCGAGCCAGAGTTCCGTCTCTACGCAGTTCTCTCCGAGCCAACTCGCGGACATGTACTGTTGGTACTTTTCGAAAGTTGTCTCTACGCAGTCGTCAATGGCGCTCTCGTAGTCGGAGCGGGCCGTTATCTCCGCTTCGGGAATGTCGTTGTAGTCGCCGTAAGGGCTCCCCTGCAGTTCGTACATCACGACCGCGTCGAGTAGGTCCGTTGCAATCTCTCGGTAGAAGTGCGCCTCGATCTCCCGCTTGATCGTATCGAAAGCGACCTTGGCCGCGAGTTCGGGTGTCGGCGACTTCTTCGGGGCCAACCGCTTATCCGCAAAGATACGGTCTACGATGCCCGGTTCAATGATCTCGGATAGGTTCACGTCGCGCTCCCGTTCTGTGCTTGGATAGCGCGCCTGTGTTTCAAGGCGCGCTCGCGAAGCACAGATCAGGCGGTGCGCCAGACCCGGACGCCGAAGCCCAAGGTTTTATTATCGACCATGCGCTGAGCGTACACCCGGCCCTTGAACCCGTCTTTCTTGGTCAAACGATTGATTGCGCCTGACACACTGTTCGACACTTTGCGGAGCGTTTCTTTCCGGACGCTCGCCGCCTCGCCTTCGCGGATAACGTCCGGCATCGTGGCCGGGACGAGGAACGACGCGTCCACCGGCATGACCTGCAGGCGCATTGTCGTCTCGGATGCGCGGCCAGCGCCGCCGCTTGTCTGAGGCGGGATCACCAGTCCGGTTTCGAACTCGAAGCCAGAGACTTCGACGGGGGACGCGGGTTTCTCTGCTGCCGGTTTCTTCGCCGTGGTGGGCTTTGCTCTCTTGGCCGGGGTGGGCTTTGCGGGTGTCGTTGACATGGTTTCTCTCCAGTTGGCTTTCGGTTTGTGTGGCGCAGGTCGCCCTGTACGTCAAGAGTTTCGCCGGGGACGTCCTGCGTGGTTAACAAGTTTAGCGCAGCACGTCAAGCGGCTTTGTAGCGTCCCGGCTGCGGACCGTAGAAGCCTGCTCCGTCGCGCTCCGCGATCTGTCGCCCGAGCTCGCGCATCGTGTCGGTGCGGACCCGTTTAGGTCGGCTCTGATGTGCCCTGTCAGAGTAGTACCTGCACAGCTTGGCCAAGGATCGCAGATGCGTTTTCAAGTCCTCTGGGAAGTGCGCACGTACGCAGCCGGAAACTTGCGGACCGTGGCTTCCGAACTTTTCGAACGCCACGCTCGCCGCCCTGTCATGTTCACGTGACGCAGTGCAAGACAGGGCGAAGTAGGAAGCGGCTTCGGACAGTCTTTGATCGTCGTATAGCTTGGGCATGTCAGTCTCCTAACGGGTCGTCGTTGTGAGGGTCGAATGTCACCTCTCCGACCCAATTACCGTTCGCATCATGCAACATCATCGAGAGGAACGCCTCTCCCCGGCTCTCTATCTTGTCCGCGACGTCTCGAAGGATACGTGCGGTTTCATTCGCGGCGTTGCCTTCGTCGAAAGCGGCGTTACTCATGTTCGGTACGACAAGCTCTAAGGCCATTACTGGTGCCCTCCGTCAACGCGAAGAACGAAGGGGTGCGTTTCGCTTTTGATCTCAATCGGAGCCCCGCGTGGGTCGCGTTGGACTGTAAACGTCGCGTCCATGCCGTGAAACAGCGCGGCGATGGACTTAGCTACGTGGTGCGTAGCGGTGTTGATTGCCTCCTCGGCCTGCTTGTCGTCGTCCTCGGTCCAGGTAGACATAGGCCGCCCAAAACTGGCATCCCCGCGTTGGATGCCGTTGCATGCGTCGAGCGCACATTCGGTAATCAGTCGCGCTTGCGCTACCAAGTCTCGAACGATCACCGTCTGGTGCTCTTGCAGCTTCCTGCCTGTCAGACCTACGTAGTCCGACACGAACATTAAACATGCTTCTTGGTACGGAACTCCGAACGGTCGAACCGAGTAACGCTTGAGCTCTCCTGGTCCTAAAACTTTGGTCATTGTGTTCTATCCTCTCGCCTTGTGTCGTTTCGTCATGTCCCACGCTCATACGTTAAGCGTGTTCGTTTGTCAATAAGTTTTTCGCGACCTGTACGTCATATACTGTCGTACACTCATCAAACACGCTAGACGATAGCGGAGACAGTATGCGAACGATGCCGCCCTCCGCCCTGTAATACTTGACATAATACCCTAGCTCTTTG